TTTGCACCCCTACGAGCAAAGCTTATTTTGCCTCGCGACACCGAAGCATTATAGTTTAGCTTGAGCTCGTTCTTAATTTCGTTTCTGAACCCATCCGATGGGAATATCGGGTGCTCATCAAGAACCGCCCATAAATCATCAAGAGGAACATCAGTCTGTCCATCAAAGAGATTCTGCAGATACTCCACAATATCTTTAACATAATAGCAGAACTCATCTGTCGGAGTACATACAAAGCCTCTCCCCTCGAAGTCGAGCATGAGCTGGTTTTCACTGCCATGGGTATTTTTAGCTGATGACTTGCCTCCAAAAGTCTGCCAAGCCGATTGCTTATATAGCTTAAATCCTTTGATGTTGCTTGTGCAATGGAGCAAGTTATACACGATAGCATTTTTCTCATTGAAAAACGGAAAAGCCGCAATATAGTACTTGCGTGAAGAATTGCGGCGTAGCAGCTTTATTATCGTTTCGATACGCTTTTCGTATGCGACCTTATCGCTACCATACGGGATTAGATTTTCCAATTCCGTAAGATATGTACGCTCATACTTGCTTCTGGCCTCATCTTTTTTAACCATTTTAACGGCTCTCATGGAATCCGAAACCATGTGATTTAGAATAACCTCGCTCCAATTGTTGATAAATGGCATGATTGCATTCCAGTCAATAGTGGCTTCAAACGGGTCGTAAACGAGAAGGTAGTGCCTGCTGCTTGACATCGTTTGTCCTAAACGCTTAGCCAGTTCATTCCCGTCCTCGGTCGTAATATGAAAATGAAAGTTTCGGCTTTCATTCGGCATCAAACCCTTTAAATGCTCAGTTCTTGCATCACACAGGTCGCTAAAATACAGGTCAATTTGCTTGTTAGGATACTGCCCTGCAACATTTCGGAGGTACTTTGCCACACGAACAGGGGTTCCGAACACCGGTTTACCACCATCATCAACGTATTCTCCGCTGTTCGACATACAATCAATAAAAACAAGCCCTGAGCAGTATTGATTTTGAAGCAATTTATGTGCCCATGCCTCAACATATTTTTCGATTAATTCGAATTTCTTAATCGTATGTGGATTTGCATGACCGATTATATCTTCACCGCTATTCACTACTATCTTCCTCCTTTGGTACAAGGTCCATTATGTCGCCAATATTGCAATCCAGCGCTTTGCAAATTTTCATAAGCACTTCCATGCTTACAGTTTCCCCCTTGGAGAGCTTAGTAACAGAGGTCCAACTGATGCCTGCGGCAACCTGCAGGTCCTTTTTCTTCATATCTTTATCTATCAGTACTTTCCATAACTTTTTGTAACTGACGTCCATAGTGAGCTCCTTTCGCATTCATTCAAAGCCCGTGCAAAGTCGAGATGTGTATATTATAGCACAGAACTGTGTAAGTTACAATAGTTTATCTCCGAAAACGCTGGAATTTGCACCGACATATATTGAAATTTCTCCGAATATGTGCTATAATAAAACACAAGTCACCTAAGGAGAAAAGGAGGGCTCATTTTGGCAAAATGTTATAGTTCATTCGCCGAATATATCGGTGATGTTTATTACGACGAATTGTTTCGCAGGCTGAGAGGATACATTTTTCAAAATAAAGACAGGCTGAATCTGCATTCATTTGCCATTGCAGACCCCTCTTATACCAATTTGGACGATTTTCATGTGATGAGTATTACCTTCCATGAATCCGATAACGACATCGTTACATTTCAAGTCACAGTTCAGGCGGACATCGAGATTTCTGGTCGAACTCGTCGAGACTACGACAGCGACATGATTGATAGATGGTTTTCAGTTTCTTGCTTTGCGACGCTCCGTGATGGACTTCACGGTTTCCAAATCATCAACATATCTGAATACTCAAGCGAAAAATTCAAAGCTGAAGACTCCCTCACAAAATATCTGGTTCCTTACGTTTATGCCAAAGACCTCGATAAGCACGCAGAAAAATTCCTTAAAAAATACTGTCCTCAAGCATTAGCAGAGCCAATGCCACTGCCAATCAACGAGATAATCTCAAAAATGGGCTTGAAGGTATTCTATGCACCGCTTCCTGACGGTATTTTCGGACAAACATATTTCAATACAGAGACGGTCGATACATACGCAAGTACCGAGAAACGAGAAGTCCAAGCGACAGAGATTCATGCTGGAACTATTCTGGTTAATCCGGATGTTGTATTTATGCGCAATATTGGATCTCGAAATAATACCATCATTCACGAGTGTGTTCATTGGGACAAGCATTATAAGTTTTTTGAACTACAAAAGCTACTTCATCCTGAGTATCAGGCAATCTCTTGTGCGGTCGTTGAAGACTACCAAAAGAATCCTAACCAGCTCGAAGATGAACTATCTTGGATGGAATGGCAGGCAAATGCCATCGCGCCAAGAATACTGATTCCGGAGAAAACTGGAAAGGCAAAGCTCAGCGCCATACTAAATAAACTCCGTAAAGGTTTTGGCAAAGGGCTCCGTGAAGGGTTTATCATGGAACTTGCTATTAGTGAGTTCGCTGATTTCTTCCAAGTATCTACTACTGCGGCAAAGATCCGCGCATTTGAGCTTGGCTTTGATCAGGCTGCTGGTGTATTTAACTTTGTTGATGGCGTTAATTACCCTCCATTTTCGTTTAAGAAAGGTTCCCTTAAACGCGGTCAAACTTTCATTATCGATAGAAACAACGCAATCGTTGAGAGTTTCTTTAATGTCGACCTAATTGAGGACATCCGCGCTGGACGTTTTATTCACGCGGGTGGATTGGTCATTATTAACGACTCGAAATATGTTCATAAAGATGAAGGAACCGAAGCTACTCTGACCGATTATGCGCTGGAACATGTCGATGAGTGCTGTTTAGTCTTTGACCGTAATACCAGAGTAAGCACCCGTTTTGATGATTCCTTTTATCGCATTTGTTTTCTCAGCAGAGATGCGGACTCAAAAAGTTTCGTTGAAGCAAAGTTCAACCCGAAAGAAGGCAAAAATGAGGATGTTGTAAAGCGTGCCCGCGAGATGACTGCAATTTCCGAAGAAGCTAAGCGTGTCTCGGACATCCTTTCCGAAATTCCTTCCTCGTTCAACGGCACTCTCGATTATCATATAAATCGTAGGGGCTATACGAATGAAAAAATGGAGGAGCGGACTGGAATCAGCGCCAGAATGATTCAGGACTATAGAAAGAAAAAAGATACAAAGCCGTCTTTGCAGAGCGTACTTGCTCTTTGTATTGGTCTTAATCTCCACCCTGATTTCAGCTATGACCTCATCGGTAAAGCTGGTTATAATATTTTTACCGGACGTGAGGAGTATATCATTTATCGGTACCTCATCAACAACCACCACATGGAAAGCATCTTCATGTGGAATGAGAAGCTACGTGATGCCGGAATTCCACAGCAATTACCCAGCAAAGGAAATAAAAATACGGCAAGCTAAAAATAATCCGGAAGTGCCACTTCCGGTAGAACAACCTTATATATCAAGGCTCTCGTGTCATCACGACATGAGAGCCTTATTTTTTTGTCCATTTTCAGGCTTTTTAGGGTTTTCGACCGGAAGTCCGACTTCCTCGTACAATTTTGGTTTTTCAATAAAATAGTAGATGTGAGCTGGTGCTCATACCCGCAATTACTGCACCGATTGATCTCCGGTGGCTCAACAGCAGTTGACGGGATAACTGAATAACAACAGTTGCCTTTTGAGCGGGAAGCTGCAGACCCGAACGGAGAAAATCTCCGTCAGGACTGCGGTGGGTATCCTATTGCCTTTTTGCAGCTGACCATGACTTTTCCTCCGTTCCCAAAAAAAACGGAGGAAATATTATGAACAGCAATGAAAAGCAGCGCAAAATCTACATCCGCAGCACCAAAACATGGGTGCCGGTAACGGAAGAAGTCTACCGCGAATACTACCGTCCAATCTGGCGCTTACAAAAGGAAGCGCAGAAAAACGGTCAGTGTATGTGTCCCAAGTCCAAGCTGTGGGTATGCGACGGTGACTGCGCCACCTGCGAATACCGCGCAGCCGGAAATACCATCTCTCTCGACGCACCGATGGAAAACGGTGACGGCGATGAGTTTAGCCTCAAGGATGCGCTTGAGGACCCGACCGCCTGCTTTGCCGATGTCCTTGTGGACAGGCTTCTGCTGGAGCAGCTTCTCGATGAGCTGGCGGAGCGCGACCCTGAAGGCAAGCGCATCTGCGAGCTTATTATGGAGGGCAGCTCAAAGGCAGAAATCGCGGATACCCTTCAGCGCGAGTTCGGCGGCGATTGGTACAAGTCCAAAGCTGTCTACCGCGAGAAGCAGGTGCTTGACCAGCTTCGCAAGCGCATCTTAGGCATCAAGTAATCACATGGTTTTGCCCTCTGTCAAAGAGATTTTGCAGAGGGCAAAATTATTTTTCTGTTTTTTTGTACGATGAGCTTCTTTTTTTCCAGTGGGTAATGAGGACAGGAAAAAACGATAAGTCCTCAGATTGGAGGAAGCCCAAATGAATGAGACAAGACAGGTATCCGACACGGACGAGGAATTGATTGACATCTTAACCGCAATTTCCGTTGTGTCCAAGCGTCTGGCGAGAAACCTCACTATTCTCGCCGCAGAAAGTAAATCTAAGGAAGGAGCGAAAACGAATGAGCGAGATGTCCGCGACCATCGAAGAACTGCGCAGGTCTGCTGCTGCTATCAGCGACGCGGCTGATTGGCTGGCAGAGCAATTCAGCGGCGATGAACCTGCGCCTGAAGCACCTGCTGAACCCGTTCTCACACTGGAAGCGGTCAGAGCTGTCCTTGCGGACAAGTCCCGTGCGGGCTACACCGCTCCGATTCGTTCTCTGCTCCAGAAGTACGGTGCCAACAAGCTGTCCGGTATTGACCCGGCAAACTACAAGGCGCTGCTTGAGGATGTGGAGGGACTAAACCATGCCACCTAAAGGACACGCCATTCTCTCCGCATCAAGCTCTGACCGCTGGCTGCATTGCCCGCCTTCTGCTCGGCTCTGCGAGAGCTACGACGACAAAGGCAGTGACTATGCCGCCGAGGGCACCGACGCCCACGCGCTCTGTGAGTACAAGCTCCGCCGGGCGCTGGGCATGGAGGCTGCTGACCCGGCCGAGAACCTGACGTGGTTCAACGAGGAAATGTCTGACTGTGCCAATGGTTACGCCGCCTATGTACTCGAACAGGTGGAGGCGGCGAAGCAGACCTGCACTGATCCCGTTGTTCTCATCGAGCAGCGGGTGGACTTCTCCCGCTGGGTAGAGTCCGGCTTCGGCACCGCCGACTGCATCATCATCGCAGACGGTACACTGCAGGTCATTGACTATAAGCACGGCCTCGGCGTTCTGGTCGATGCAACCGAAAACCCGCAAATGCAGTGCTACGCGCTCGGTGCGCTGGAACTGTTCGACGGCATCTACGACATCGACTCGGTGCGCATGACCATCTACCAGCCACGCCGCGACAACGTCAGCACCTACGGGCTATCAAAGGATGAGCTTTTCCGCTGGGCAGACGAGGTGCTCAAGCCCACAGCCGACCTTGCTTTTGCCGGTGACGGAAACTTCCTCTGCGGCGAATGGTGCGGCTTCTGCAAGGCAAAGCACGACTGCCGCGCCAGAGCCGATGCCAATATGGCGCTTGCCCGCTACGACTTCAAACTGCCACCCCTGCTCGCCGATGAGGAGGTCGAAGAAATCCTCACCCGCGTGGACGACCTCGTTGCATGGGCATCGGATATCAAGGATTACGCGCTGCAGCAGGCGATCAGCGGCAAGGAGTGGCATGGCTACAAGCTGGTTGAAGGCCGTTCCAACCGCAAATACACAAACGATGCCCTTGTTGCCGCTGCTGTTGAACGCATAGGCATCGACCCCTATGAGCGCAAGCTGCTGGGCGTCACCGCCATGCAGAAGCTGCTCGGAAAATCTCGCTTTGACGAAATTCTCGCGGCGTACATCGAAAAGCCGCAGGGCAAACCCACGCTCGTGCCGGAGAGCGATAAGCGTCCGGCAATGAACACAGCCCAAAATGATTTTATGGAGGAAAACGATTATGAATAACAGCACAAATAAGGTAAACAACCCGATGAAGGTCATCACTGGTCCCGACACCCGCTGGTCTTACGCCAACGTCTGGGAGGCCAAGTCCATCAACGGCGGCACGCCGAAGTTCTCGGTCAGCCTCATCATTCCGAAGGCCGACACCAAGACGGTCGCAAAGGTAAAGGCAGCGATTGAAGCCGCCTATCACGAGGGCGAATCCAAGCTCAAGGGCAATGGCAAGTCCGTGCCTCCGATGGCGGCACTCAAAACGCCCCTGCGTGACGGTGATACGGAACGCCCCGATGACGAGGCTTACGCGAACGCTTACTTCATCAACGCCAACGCGACCACCGCTCCCGGCATCGTAGATGCCGATCGCAATCCCGTCCTGACCCGCTCTGAGGTTTACTCCGGCGTGTACGGTCGCGCCAGCATCAGCTTCTATGCCTTCAACAGCAACGGTAACAAGGGTATCGCCTGTGGCCTCAACAATCTGCAGAAGCTCCGCGACGGTGAGCCTCTCGGCGGCAAGGCGTCTGCTGAGTCAGACTTCGCCACCGACGATGACGACGAGTTCTTGAACTGATGGGGTGCGGATATGACACATATTGAATCAATGATGCTTGCAGTCTGCTTCGGTGCCGTGGTTGGTACCCTTGTTGGGAATCTGTTTACAATCGTAAAGTTTGCGATTGACGAACACCGTGAGAAAATGCGCCATCGCAAAGAAAACGGTGAAAAGCAGTAAGTATATCAGGGACAGGCGGCAGAGATTTCTTTGCCGCCTTGTTCCCATTAAGGACGGTTGATTATGAAAACACTCAGCATAGATATTGAGACTTTTTCCAGTGTGAGCCTTCCCAAGTCTGGCGTGTACCGCTATGTCGAAGCGCCGGATTTTGAAATATTGCTCTTTGGCTACTCCGTGGACGGCGGTGCTGTGCAGGTGGTTGACATTGCCTGCGGCGAGAAGCTGCCCGCCGACATCATTGCAGCGCTCACCGATGAAGCGGTGACCAAGTGGGCGTTCAACGCCAGCTTCGAGAGAATCTGCCTCTCCCGTTTTATCGGACTGCCGACCGGCGAGTATATCGACCCTGCCTCTTGGCGGTGCTCCATGGTCTGGGCGGCGACGATGGGTTTGCCACTTTCGCTGGAGGGCGTGGGTGCGGTTCTTAAGCTGGATAAGCAGAAGCTGACTGAGGGAAAAGACCTCATCAAATACTTCTGCCAGCCCTGTACCCCGACAAAAACCAATGGTGAACGCACCCGCAATTATCCATATCATGCGCCGGACAAGTGGTCAGCGTTCAAAAAATACAACGTGCGTGATGTGGAAACAGAAATGTCCATACAGGCACGGCTCATGAAGTTTCCAATGCCGGAGTCCGTATGGGATGAATACCACCTCGACCAAGAAATAAACGATAGAGGCGTGGCACTGGATATGACGCTCGTGAAGGAAGCTATCGCCATTGATGGGCGCTCCCACTCTGAGCTTACAGCGGCAATGAAACAGCTCACAGAACTGGACAATCCAAACTCGGTGCAGCAGATGAAACAGTGGCTTGCCGACAACGGTCTGGAAACGGATACGCTCGGCAAAAAAGCCGTTGCGGAACTGCTCAAAACAGCGCCGCCGGAGCTTGCAGATGTGCTTGCACTCCGGCAGCAGCTCGCGAAATCGTCGGTGAAAAAGTATCAGGCGATGGAGAACGCTGTCTGCGCCGATGGTCGCGCCCGTGGAATGTTTCAGTTCTATGGGGCAAACCGCACTGGGCGCTGGGCCGGTCGGCTGATCCAGATGCAAAACCTGCCCCAGAACCATCTGGAGGATTTGGCTGAAGCACGCGCTCTTGTACGCGGCGGTGACTTTGACGCTCTGGAAATGCTCTACGAGGATGTGCCGGACACGCTCTCCCAGCTTATCCGCACAGCCTTCGTGCCAAAAGCCGGTGCGAAATTCATCGTAAGCGACTTCAGTGCCATCGAAGCTCGCGTCATTGCATGGCTTGCCGGTGAGGACTGGCGCACCGGGGTATTCAAGCATGGTGGCGACATTTACTGTGCCTCCGCATCGCAGATGTTCAAGGTGCCGGTCGAGAAACACGGCATCAATGGTCACCTGCGTCAAAAGGGAAAAATCGCAGAGTTGGCACTCGGCTATGGCGGCTCCGTGGGTGCGCTCAAGGCAATGGGCGCTCTTGATATGGGGCTCACTGAGGAGGAACTTCAACCGCTGGTCACTGCGTGGCGACAGGCAAATCCGCATATTGTGCAGTTCTGGTGGGACGTTGACCGCGCTGCTATGGAGGCAGTGCGGGATAAACGCATCAGCGTCACCCACGGTATTAAGTTTTACTGCCAGAGTGGGATGCTGTTTATCGTGCTCCCGTCCGGCAGACAGCTCGCCTATGTAAAGCCTCGTATCGGCGAGAATCAGTTCGGCGGGCATTGCATTACCTACGAGGGTGTCGGCGGCACAAAGAAATGGGAGAGGCTCGATTCCTACGGTCCGAAATTTGTCGAGAACATTGTTCAGGCAACCGCCCGCGATATCCTTTGCTACTCCATGCAGACGCTATGCTGCTGCTCCATCGTTATGCATATACACGACGAGCTCGTCATCGAGGCCGACAGGCGTATGTCGCTTGACGCGGTTTGTGAGCAAATGGGCAGGACGCCGCCGTGGGCGAAGGGCCTGTTGCTCCGTGCTGACGGTTATGAGACGGATTTTTACAAAAAAGATTAGAGAATTTTTGTACGACAGGGCTTCTTTTTTCCAGTGGGTAGTAGAGACGGACAAGAAGCACGTCGTGAAAGGAGTGTTCCCATGAGTATCAACAAATTCAACAGCGAGGGCTATTACGACCCTACCGCCTATGAAGCTATGACAATGATTGAAAAAGAGGAACGTGCGCTTCGCGCTTTCCGACCTATCGTGTATATCTGCTCACCGTTTTCAGGTGACGTGGATGGCAACGTGAAAGCCGCGCAGAGGTACAGCCGCTACGCCGTGGACAAGGGCTATATCCCCATTGCACCGCATCTGCTTTTTCCTCAGTTTCTGGATGACAACAATCCGAAGGAGCGCGAGCTGGGGCTATTTTTCGGAAATGCCCTGATGAGCAAGTGCTCGGAGGTCTGGGTATTCGGCTGCAACATCTCATCCGGCATGGAAGCCGAAATCAAGCGGGCAAAGTGGAAAAGCTACCGCCTGCGATACTTTACCGAAGAATGTGAGGAGGTAACAGAATGAACAGCACTTATAACAGGCAGGAAGTTCAGGAATGCTTGATTGTCAATATGGCGCAAGTCCTGTCCAGAGAAGAATATGCAAAATTCAAATCCGCTTTAGAGGAAATGACAGATGAGGACTTCTGGCAGTTTGTTGCAGAGGGTCTCGCTACCGCTCCTAAGGGTGTGGGTTATAAGGAGCAAGCAAAACTGGTCAATGAAATCAGAAGCATTAACGGAATAACTCCTAAAAATTCAGCTATGAACGACGTGAAGCTACAGGTGGTGTCAGAAGAAATGAGCCGACAGGTGTGGAACCGTATAATCGCATCACGCCCCAGCGATGTAATAAAGCTGACTGGCGATGAAGATAGTCGGCTTATTCACTTGTGGGAAAAGAGCACCGAAAACGTCTCTATCCCATCTGACCTCTTTTTTGCAGGTACGATTCCGCTTTTGGATTGCAGAATCGTTATCGACGAAACCGAATGCTGTAGTAACGGCAAGGTCGTGTCCTACAGAGTAGTCATTTTCTCAGACTATGCAGAACGGCTTCGTTTGGCTGAGATTGACGAGCCGGTTACAGTTGGCGCTATCGTCAACGACCCTATCAACGGTGCATATTCTTTTATTCCTTTTCATGTGGTAAAAGGCGTAGACAGTATCCTGTTCAGTGGGATGGCTTATCATGGCTTGCCCGAAAAATACATTCAGCAGGCCAAGGAAACTGTAACTATGCAGCAGGTAACGCAAATGGCCATAGCCTTTTTGGAAACGTGGTACGGAATTCAGATTGCTCTCCTGCACCCGACCATGCGTGAGGTGTTTCGCCACCCAAGAACAGCGCCGGACACTACTGATGTACCCACGCGGACAGGCAAACGTAAGAATCGCGTAAAGTACATCAAGGTGCACGTTATCAACAGTGATGAAATGAACGCTGCTATGTATGGCGAGTCCAAGACCTTCACCCGCCATGCCCTTGTTTGGTACGTTATAGGACATTGGCGTAATTTTGCCGACGGAAGAAAAGTCTTTGTGAAGCCCTTCTGGAAAGGGCCGCTCCGCGAACTTAAAGAAAAAATTGATATGAGAGAACGAGAAATAGTTCAGGCTACAGGAGGTGTCTGCAATGCTGGTTAAAATATCTGTCTGCAATCGCAGGACGGACAAGAAATATAAGAACAAGGAGCTGGAATGGGCATATATCACCGACCGTAACCGTAATCCCATCCGCACCTCTGAAACGGCGGAGGAATACCCGAAGCTGTCAAAAGCACAGCGCGGTGAGCTCAAGGACATCGGCGGTCTGGTCGGCGGCTGGCTGAAGGACGGAATCCGCAAAAACGGGAACGTGACCTTTCGCACATTGGGCTTGCTCGACGCAGACATTGTACCCGCCGATGCGGATTTCCAAAACATCGTCCGCACGGCACTCGACGGCGTTACCTATTTTCTCTATTCCACACATAGCCACACACCCGAAACGCCACGATACCGCATCGTTATTCTTTTTGACAGAGAGGTTAGTGAGGACGAGTATCCCGCTGTGATGCGAATGGTCGCAAAGCAAATCGGCATGGACTATTTTGACGATTCCACCTATGAAGCCAATCGCATGATGTATTGGGCTTCCTGCCCGTCGAACGGCGAGTTCGTTTTCGATGAGCAATCCGGCGACCCGCTCAAGGTGGATAAGTATCTCGGTATGTACGCCGATTGGCGCGATGTTTCTCAATGGCCTACCTCCTCACGACAGTCGGAAGCGGTGAAACGTGAGGTGGCAAAGCAGGAAGACCCGCTATCGAAGCGAGGTGTGGTCGGCGCGTTCTGTCGTGCCTACTCAATTACATCGGCAATCGAGAAGTTTCTGCCGGAGGTTTATTCGCCCTCGGTTATAGAAAGCCGTTACGATTATATCCTCGGTGAGGGCACTGCCGGTGTCGTTGTTTACGATGACAAGTTCACCTACAGCCATCATGCGACAGACCCTGCTTGCGGAAAGTTACTAAACGCCTTTGACCTCGTGCGCATACACAAATTCGGTGGCGACGACGAGAAAAAGTCCTTTGCCGCTATGACGAATTTTGCAATTAAGGATGATGCTGTGAAATCGCAGCTTGCGACGGAGCGCATGGAACAGGCAAACGCCGACTTCTCCGATTCCGATTGGCAGAAGGCTCTGGTGCTGGACAAACAGGGACACGTCAAGGATACACTCGACAATCTGGTAATTATCCTGCGCCATGATGAGGCCCTGCAGCACATCGCGTTCAACTGTCACCGTGACGGCATCGACGCAAAGGGCGGTCTGCCGTGGGAGCAGCTTAAGGACGGATGGAACGACTCCGACAACGCTGCCCTCAAGGTGTATCTGTCAAATATCTACGGCGTCTATTCTCCTACCAAGACGAAGGATGCTGTGTTGGCGGTCGCCGCTGAAAAGGCATATCACCCCATAAAGGAATATCTGGAGACGCTGCCGGATTGGGATGGCACTCCCCGCGTGGAGACACTGTTCATTAATTACTTCGGCGCGGCGGACACTACTTACACAAGAGCAGTCAGTCGCAAATCTATGGTGGCGGCGGTCGCTCGAATCTATCAGCCAGGCACAAAGTTTGACAGTGTTCCAATATTGAATGGACCTCAGGGCATCGGAAAATCGACCTTCTTTGCAAAGCTGGCTGGCGAGTGGTTTTCGGACAGCTTGACTCTTACGGATATGCGCGACAAGGCAGGACCCGAAAAGCTGCAGGGCTATTGGATACTGGAGCTGGGCGAACTTGCCGGAATGCGTAAGGCGGATGTCGAAACGGTGAAGTCTTTCATCTCCCGTGTGGACGATAAGTATCGCGCCAGTTACGGAGTGAGCGTGGAAAGCCATCCGAGGCAGTGTGTCATTGTCGGATCGACAAATGCGGAATCCGGCTTCCTGCGAGACATCACCGGCAACCGCCGCTTCTGGCCTATTCCAGTCAGCGGTAGCTCACGTAAAAAGGCATGGCAGATTACAAAGGACGAGGTTGCTCAGATATGGGCCGAAACACTCATGCTTTATCACCGTGGCGAAAAGCTCTATCTTGAAGGCGACGATGCGATTCAGGCAGTTGCGGAACAGGCGGATGCTATGGAGACAGATGAGCGCGAAGGGCTGGTGCGGCAGTACCTTGATACCTTGCTGCCGGATAACTGGGACGAGCTCGACATTTTTGAGCGGCGCAACTTTTTGAACGGCACTGGCGTTGCTGATATCGGCAAACAAGGCACAGTACAGCGCAAGCTGGTTTGCAATCTGGAAATCTGGTGCGAGTGCTTCGGTAAAGACCCGTCAGCCCTAAAGAAGGTGGACTCCTATGAACTCGGCTCTATCATGCAAAAACTGGAGTCTTGGGAGAAGTACACTGGAACAAGACAAGGAACAAGCAACTTCACCCACTACGGAAAACAACGAGCTTATTCCAGGAAGTAACGGAACGAGCGGACTTGTTCCCGCACTTGTTCCAGTGCTTGTTACGGCTTAATCCCTTATAGAATGGAGGTTTTCGGGCATTGCGGAACAAGAGAACAAAAATTTACCTATTGGTATCTATCATAAAAAAAGAGGTAGTAAAGGAACGCAAATATGGGTGCGTGCGCGTGTATAGGAAATGTTGTTCTTCTTGTTCCGCTTGTTCCGGCAGATAAATATGAGAGAAAAAACGATAGAACACAAGTTGACAATCGCGGCAAAAAACATGGGAGGCATCGCGCTAAAGTTCGTAAGTCCGGGTTTTGACGGAATGCCTGACCGCATCGTACTTTTACCGGGCGGTCATATGGGCTTCGTGGAAGTAAAGTCAATGGGCTGCAAGCCGCGACCGCTTCAATTGGCAAGACACCGGCTCCTGCGAGGACTTGGCTTCAAAGTATACTTGCTGGACAATGAACAGCAGATTGGAGGGATTCTTGATGAAATACGAGCCACATAATTACCAAACCTTCGCCATCAATTACATCGAGGAGCACCCGATCTCCGCTGTTCTATTGGATATGGGCCTTGGCAAGACGAGCATTACGCTGACGGCACTTAACAACCTGCTGTTTGACAGCTTCAAGGCGCATCGCATTCTGGTCATCGCCCCGCTTCGAGTAGCACGGTATACATGGCCTGCTGAAGTAGATAAGTGGGATCACCTGCAGGGCCTCATCTGCTCCGTGGCAGTAGGCACCGAGGCAGAACGCCGGTCAGCACTTTTGAAGCCCGCCGACATCTATATTATCAACCGCGAAAATGTCCAGTGGCTCATTGAGGACAGCAAGCTACATTTTAATTATGACACCGTTGTAGTGGACGAACTTTCCTCCTTCAAGAATTATCAAGCAAAGCGGTTCAGGGCGATGATGAAAGTCCGACCGACTGTTAAACGCATCATCGGGCTGACCGGCACTCCTTCCGCAAATGGTCTTATGGATTTATGGGCAGAGTTTCGGCTTCTGGATATGGGTGCTCGGCTCGGACGGTTCATCAGCCACTACCGGCTTGAATACTTCCAGCCAGACAAGCGCAACGGACAGGTCATCTTCAGCTATAAGCCCCTGCCCGGCGCAGAGCAGCGGATATATGACAAAATTTCCGACATCACCATCAGCATGAAATCCACCGACTACCTAAAAATGCCGGAGCTGGTCAGCAGTGAATATTCAGTGCGGCTCTCCGATGATGAGAAAAAGCGATACAACGAATTGAAGCAAGATCTCGTATTGCAGCTTCCGGGTGGCGATATTACTGCCGCCAATGCAGCCGCTCTCACCGGCAAGCTGTGCCAGATGGCAAACGGCGCTATTTATACCGACGATGGCAACACCATAACGATTCACGACCGAAAGCTGGAGGCACTGGAGGATATCATCGAAGCCGCCGGTGGTAAGCCACTTCTGGTGGCGTACTGGTTTAAGCATGACCTCGCCCGCATTACCGAGCGGCTGCAAAAGCTCCATATTCCGTTCTCCAAGCTGGACAGTGCCGAAAGCATAAAGCGGTGGAATGATGGTGAGCTTCCCGTGGCACTGGTACATCCCGCCTCTGCCGGTCATGGGCTAAACCTGCAAAGTGGCGGTTCCTGCATCGTCTGGTTCGGGCTGACCTGGTCACTGGAGCTTTACCAGCAGACCAACGCCCGCTTGTGGCGACAGGGACAGAGTGCCAAAACGGTTGTGGTGCAGCACATCGTTACCAAAGGCACTATCGATGAGCGGATACTGAAGGTGTTATCCAAGAAGGACAGCACACAGGCTGCGTTAATCGAAGCGGTAAAAGCCGACCTGCAAATCTGAGACAACCAACGACAATCCGTGCCAATCCGAGAGAAATAAATTATCGGAGGTACAGATTATGGATACACCTTATGAAAATCTTGCAAACGCCATCGTACTACAGGCCGTCAAGGATTACCGGCTGCATGACGATGAACAGGAGCTTGCCAGCATCGAGCGCTTCTTCCGTTCCGGTTGGTTTAACACGCTTACAAGCATCGACCCTGAAATGCTGATTGCCAAGCTGAAAAAGGAGAAGGTGCGCTATGAATACTAAAACCTACCTTTCTCAGGCGCGTTATCTGGACATGCGTATCAAGTCCAAGCTCCAGCAGGTTGACTCTCTGAACGAGCTGGCAACGACCTGTACATCTGTCTTGACGGGCATGCCGAGAAACCCCAGCGGCTCAACCTCCCGCATGGCTGATGCTGTATGTAAAATCGTTGACCTGCAGAATGACATCAACCGTGATATTGATAAGCTGGTTGACCTTAAGAAAGAAATCATGGGTGTCATCAAAGCTGTGGTAAACCCGGAGCACCAGACCCTTTTGGAGAAGCGGTACCTCTGCTTTCTTTCTTGGGAGAAGATAGCTGTGGACATGGGCTACGACCTGCGTTATACACACAAGCTCCACATTCGGGCGCTGGAGGAATGTATTATCCCTGCTCCTCCTGAAGTGGACACGAAAAGACACTGAAAGACACCTGCCTCCTATGATAGTATTATAATAGGAAAACAGAATCCAAGAGAGCCTTGTGGGAGCAATCCCGCAGGGCTTTTCTTATGCCCAACGAGGTGAACCGATGCCATACAAACCCAAACGTCCCTGCTCCTACCCCGGCTGCGGTCGGCTCGCTGTGAGTGAGCAATACTGCGGCGAGCATCAGAAGCTCATGGACAAACAATATAACAAATACGAGCGCGACCCCGCTTCAAACAAACGGTACGGTCGTGCATGGAAACGTATCCGCGACCGCTACATCAAGGCGCACCCGCTCTGTGAGGAATGTGAGAAGCAAGGACTGATTGTCCCCGCCGAGGAGGTACACCACATCCTTCCACTCTCGAAGGGTGGCAGCAGCTACCAAGACAACCTTATGGCGCTGTGCAAGACCTGTCACTCCCGTATCACTGCGGAGTCCGGCGACCGCTGGCACGACCGTTGAGGTCTGTATCACATTATGATACAGACCAAAATGCAGACGCTGCTGCCGGTGGGGAAGGTTAAATCCTCAAACCAAAATATTAAGGACAGCGGCGTGGGGCTTCGTGTTGAAAAACGCAGTTTCAAAGGGTTGAATAGCCCAAGTAAAAAAGGAGTGTGATGAATATGGCGAAAGACGGCACCTGTAGAGGTGGTGCCAGAGTCGGTGCTGGCGCTAAAAAGAAGCCTCTCGCCGACAAAATATCAGCCGGTAATCCAGGTGGTAGGAAATTGACGGTGATGGAGTTCACTGACGCGCCCGCGCTCGAAGGCTATGAAATGCCGGAGCCGAACAAGATGCTTTCGGCGGAGCAAAAGGATGGTACGACGCTTGCCGCTGGTGAAATATATAAAAACACATGGACGTGGCTCAATGCACGAGGCTGCGCTACGCTCGTTTCTCCCCAGCTTCTGGAACGTTACGCCATGAGTGTGGCGCGTTGGATTCAATGCGAGGAAGCTGTGTCGAGCTTCGGTTTCTTGGCGCGGCATCCTACCACCGGCAACGCAATACAAAGCCCATATGTAGCGATGGGACAAAACTACATGAGCCAGACCAACCGCCTATGGTATGAGATCTTCCAGATTGTAAAGGAAAACTGTACCGGAGAATACAGCGGTGCTACTCCACAGGACGATATTATGGAGCGCCTGCTTACTGCGAGGAGGGGTAAATAGTGGACATACGGACATTAAAGCTGTCGGACTTGAATCCTGCCAAATATAACCCTCGCAAAGAGTTAAAGCCGGGCGACACAGAGTTTGAAAAGCTCAAGCGGTCTATCGAGAGCTTCGGATACGTCGAGCTCATCGTCGTAAACGAGGCGACGGGCTTCACGGTCATTTCTGGGCATCAGCGGCTTTCGGTTTTGAAAGCACTCGGTTATGACAGCGTGGAGTGCATCGTGTTGAGTCTTGATGCCACCCGCGAAAAGGCGCTCAACATCGCCATGAACAAAATCTCCGGCGAGTGGGACACGAAGAAGCTCGAAAATCTGCTGTCAGATTTGAAAGCAGAAGATTTCGATGTGACGCTGACCGGCTTCGACACCAGCGAGATTGGACTCATGCTCGGCGTCGATGATGAAATCGTGCAGGACATTGTTCCGGAAGTCAATTCGGATGAGCCGACGGTATGCCAGCCCGGAGACATCTGGCGGCTCGGTCGACATCGTCTGCTCTGCGGCAGCAGTACCGATAAAAACGATGTTGCTCGATTAATGGACGGACAAAAAAGCAAGCTGCTGTTCACCTCGCCGCCCTACAGCGATATGCGCACCTACAACGGTGATAAAGAGCTGTCGGTCGAGAGCATCGCGCAGTTTCTTCCGTGCTACGAACCGTACACGGCGCTGCAAGCGGTCAATCTCGGCATCCAGCGTAAGGACGGTGAGGTTTATCCCTACTGGAACGCCTACATCGACGCGGCAAAGCAGGTCGGGCTGAAGCTGCTGGCGTGGAATGTGTGGGACAAGCTCACCTGCGGCAGCGTCGGACAGCAGAAAGCCATGATACCAATTCGACACGAGTGGATTTTCTGCTTTGGCAAAGAGCCGGTGCCGGTGAATCCCACATGGCGCAAAAAGGAAGCCAGCATCTACTCCGGTGGTCGCTACAACAAAATCCGTCAGGCGGACGGCTCCTTTCGCATTGCGCGGCGCGGCAATGAAACCGGCGCGTTCAAAAAGATGGAGAGTCTGCTGGATTTGCCAGAACAAACCAGCCTCGAATCAGTCACAAAACAGCTCAGTGAAAAAGGCAAAATTCGCGCCGAGCACCCCGCCACCTTTCCCGTGGCGCTGCCTTCGGAATACATCGTCGCATTCACCGACGAGGGCGACATCGTGGTTGAGCCGTTTGGCGGCGCGGGTAAAACGCTTATCGCTTGTGAGCAGCTTGACCGTAGCTGCTACAGCATGGAGCTCGATGCGCACTACTGCGACGTCATCATAAAACGCTGGGAGAATTTCACCGGTAATACGGCTGTGAAAATAGAAAGGAAAAACTGATATGACTACTTACAAAACCGCCGAAAGTGTATGCATGGGGCACCCGGATAAGCTGTGCGACCTCATCGCCGACAGCATTCTGGATGCCTGTCTCAGAAAAGATAAATCCGCTCGCGTCGCCTGTGAAGTAATGGCGACCAAGGGCAAAATCATCGTTGCGGGCGAAATCACCTGTGACGGCAAAGTGGATATCCGTTGGGAGGTGCGCGAAGTCCTCCGAAAGGTCGGCTACAATCCGTGGAAGTTTACTGTCTTTGTGTTCGTACACAAGCAGAGTGCTGACATCAGCGCAGGAGTGACCACTGCGCTCGAAGCCAGAAACGGCAGCGAGGAACGTTACGCTTCCATCGGCGCTGGCGATCAAGGCACTGTTTACGGTTACGCCACTAACGAAACCCGCGAGATGCTGCCGCTACCTCTGGTGTTGGCGCATCGTATTTGTAAACGCGTAGATACGGTCCGCAAGGATAAAATCGTGAAAGGCATTCTGCCGGACGGCAAGGCACAGGTTACGGTCGAATACGAGGATGGAAAGCCGAAGCGTGTGAAAACAATCGTGGTTTCCGTTCAGCATGAAGCCAGTAAGACACAGGAACAGCTTTATTCGGATATCAAGCAGAATGTTCTCTGGCAGTGCTTTGAGGACTTCCCGTTTGATGATGATACTGAAATCTTCGTCAATCCCTCCGGCAGATTTGTTGAGGGCGGTCCCGCTGCTGACACTGGCTTGACTGGTCGAAAGATGATGGTGGACACCTACGGAGGGCTTGCTCTCCACGGCGGAGGAGCGTTCAGTGGCAAAGACCCAACGAAGGTCGACCGCAGCGGCGCTTATATGGCGCGGTACATCGCAAAGAATATCGTCTGGAGCGGCCTCGCGGATAAATGCGGAGTCGCTCTTTCTTATGCCATCGGAAAGGCTGATCCCGTGGCTGTGGACATCGACACATTTGGCACGAGCCCTCTTTCCAACGAGGCTCTGCGTGAGATTGTGATGTCAGTGTTCAACCTGCGTCCGGCGGCGATCATCGAAAAACTGCACCTGCGTAACGCCATTTATCAGGACACCGCGACCTACGGGCACTTCAATTCTTGCTTGTTCCCGTGGGAGGATACCAGCATGAGGCTATACAACGAACTAAGAAAGGCGGATGAAGCGTATGCAGATAGAAAAATTGAAGATTGAGCAGCTTATCCCGTCTGACTACAACCCTCGCAAGGATTTAAAGCCCGGAGATCCTGAATACGATAAGCTAAAGTGCTCCATTGAACAGTTCGGATACGTCGAGCCGGTCATCTGGAATATGGTGACCGGCCGTGTTGTAGGTGGGCATCAACGTTTGAAGGTGCTCATCGATATGGGCATTACCGAGGTGGAGTGTGTCGTCGTAGAGCTGCCGGAGACAAAGGAAAAGGCGCTCAATGTGGCGCTCAATAAAATATCCGGCGATTGGGATAAAGATAAGCTGGCGCTGCTCATCGCTGACCTGCAAGGCTCCGATTTCGATGTTTCGCTCACGGGCTTCGACCCATCCGAACTGGATGACCTATTCAAAAGCAGCATCAAAGATGGTCTGCACGATGACGATTTTGATGTCGATGAGGAGCTCAAGCAACCGCCGGTCACTAAGCTCGGCGACCTCTGGACACTCGGTCGGCATCGGCTGGTCTGCGGAGACAGCACCAAAGCAGAAACCTTCGCCGTTCTTATGGATAACCGCAAGGCGAATCTGGTCATCACAGACCCGCCTTATAATGTAAACTACGAAGGCAGCGCCGGAAAAATCAAGAACGACAACATGGCAAACGAAGCTTTTTACAATTTCCTGCTGGCAGCTTTTCAGAACACTGAGGCGGTCATGGCGGATGACGCAAGCATATACATTTTTCATTCCGACACCGAAGGACTGAATTTTAGAAGAGCCTTTTCGGATGCCGGTTTTTATTTGTCCGGTTGCTGTATCTGGAAAAAGCAATCGCTGGTGCTGGGGCGTTCTCCGTATCAGTGGCAGCACGAGCCTGTGCTCTACGGCTGGAAGAAAAGCGGCAAGCATCAGTGGTACAGTGGGCGCAAGGAAACGACCATCTGGGAGTTCGACAAACCAAAAAAGAATGGCGACCACCCGACAATGAAGCCTATTCCGCTGCTGGCTTATCCTATTATGAACAGCAGCATGACAAATACGCTGGTGCTCGATCCCTTCGGTGGCTCAGGCTCCACGCTCATCGCCTGTGAACAGGCCGACCGCTCCTGCGCCACAATCGAACTTGATGAGAAGTTCTGCGACGTCATCGTGAAGCGGTATATAGAGCAGGTCGGTGCGGCGGATAAGGTATACGTCCAGCGTGATGGACTGACCTATTCATATGCTGAAGTAGCTGTAAAATCGGACTGAATCACACAAGCGCCGCCGCTTCTATTTGGTACATATATATCGCTGAATTGCCTTGCTATTTACAGGTTTTAGAGTGATATATGTACGTACAAAAGCCGAAGCATCGGCTCAAAGAAAGGCGGCAGACACTATGGAAAACAAGGATTTTGAACTCAGGTACAACCTGACCGGCAGCGACCGCAAGCGGCTCGTAACATCGATTGCGGAGATTTTGAACAGTCCTGCAAAGTACAAAGGCGCTCCTTCCTTCGGCTATGAGGTGGACTACTTCACCATCGACAAGAATGGCACGATCAGCTTCGACGACCGCGCCGACAGCGAGGAAATCGAAAAGCTCATCGAGAGGCTGCACGAGCAGGGCTTTGAAGCGGAAACGCGCTTCGAGGATTTGAGAATGACCGAGGCAGAAGAACTGGGGCTTGGCAGACAGCACCGCGACCCGGTTGGCGAAGATGGCATGCAAGCAAGCGACGTACCGGACGAGAGCATCGGGCTGGTGATTGAGATGCCCCGCTCCTCCTTTACCGACACTGCGCTCGAAAATCTCAAGCGGTTGGTGGAAAGCAAGAAAAGCCTCATAAGCAAGGCTCTCGGATGTCAAGACATCGACATTGACATTGTTGATGAGAAGGTACGGTTCCCGTGGTTTGAGGACGGCACCGACCCAGACGCGGTCAAGGCATACACACTTTTTATCACAGCGCTTTGCGAGATGGCAAAGACTCAAAAGCGCGTTACCGCAAAGGAAAAAGATACGGACAATGACAAGTATGCATTTCGCTGCTTCCTGCTCCGTTTGGGCTTCATTGGTGATGAGTACAAGGCGGCGCGAAAGATACTGCTCCGCAACCTTTCTGGAAGCGGCGCATTCAAGAGCGGAAACCCGAAGGTGCAGGAACTGGTCGAGTGCATCAATGCAGACGCCGGTCTCTATGATGACGTGATGAGCCTGCAGGACAAGGAGGTGTCTGACGATGAGGTTTCCAAGTAAGGAGCTGGTAGAGAGCCTCCGCAAGCGTTACCCGGTTGGGTGCCGTGTGGAGCTTGTCCGAATGGACGACCCGCAAGCACCACCAGTTGGCACCAAAGGCACCGTGCGCGGCGTGGACGACATCGGCTCGGTCATGGTGGCATGGGACAATGGCTGCGGCCTGTCCGTGGCTTACGGTGAGGACGCCTGCAAGGTGGTGAACGTCGATGAGTGAAACGGTCAAGAAGCAGATTCTCGCCATCCGCGACACTGGGCTGACGAATATGTTAGATATCCGCACGGTGCAGCACATCGCCAACGACAGGAGCTTCTACGAGCTGGTGGTGTATCTGGAGGAGCATCGACGCGAATACGCGCATTTCATTCTCACCGGCGAAGCGTAAACTACACAATTCCGGCGGCGAAATTCGCTGTAAAGATCGTATAGTTTATGCCGGTATATATCGCATAATTGCCTTGCTATAGTGTGCTTTTAGAGCGATCATGTGTACAACAAAACAAAGGAGGCACACCCCATGACAGACAAGCAGTTGAAACAGGCAAAAAGCCAGCTCCCGCAGGGCGAGCGCTTCGACCGAGCCTACAGCGCCTTTGAAGGCGGCATCAGACTGATTTCCAAGAAAGCCGACGGTTCGGAAACCCGCTACAAAGTACACTTCGAAGCTGACGACAATGTTCGCATCGAACGGTTTTAAGGAGGGAGCGACCATGTGGAGAGAAGGAAGCCTGAAGGTTCACGACAGCATTTTTCACTATTGGATGAAGCAGTATGACGAGGGTTCGCAGTTTGGCATCGAAGGCGGCAGAATCAGCAAGCTGATGCTCAAGCGGAACGGCGAGGTTGTTTGTAACTACGACAGAGGCTGGGATATCGAGCCTGCCGACCTGGACACGCAGCTCGCGCTGGAGATACTGCTTCAAGGTGAAAACCACTAACCCGCACTAAATAAAATAGCCGAGGTCAGCCCTGCGTGGGGCTGTATCTCGTACAGATAGATTATGAAGGCACCGGAGGGTGTCTATTTTTATGCCATTTGAGAGGAGGCGGTGCGATTGCGCAAACTAAAAAAATATAAACAGACGCGCTTCAAAACGCAGGATTCGACCTATGACAAAGAAGCCGCTGACTACGCTGTGGCGTTCATAGAATCGCTCTGTCACACCAAAGGCACATGGGCCGGAAAGCCATTCGAGCTTATTGACTGGCAGGAACAAATTATACGTGACATCTTTGGAACACTGAAACCCAACGGTTACCGGCAGTTCAATACGGCCTATGTAGAGATACCAAAGAAGATGGGCAAGAGTGAACTTGCCGCCGCCATAGCTCTGCTACTGACCTGTGGCGACAACGAAGAACGCGCCGAGGTTTATGGCTGTGCTGCTGACCGGAATCAGGCGTCTATCGTTTTCAACGTAGCAGCGGATATGGTGCGGATGTGTCCAGCTTTGTCGAAACGTGTCAAAATTCTCGACGCTACCAAGCGGCTCATCTTCCAGCCGACCGGCAGTATCTATCAGGTGCTTTCGGCCGATGTTGGCAACAAGCACGGCTTCAATACCCACGGCGTGGTGTTCGACGAGCTGCATACGCAGCCGAATCGCAAGCTCTACGACGTAATGACCAAAGGCAGCGGCGATGCGAGAATGCAGCCGCTGTATTTTTTGATTACTACCGCCGGAGATAACCAGAACAGCATCTGCTGGGAGGTTCATCAAAAGGCGCTGGATATTATTGATGGAAGAAAGCATGACCCCACCTTCTACCCAGTAATTTACGGCGCAGCGCAAGAAGATGATTGGACTGACCCCAAGGTGTGGAAGAAGGCAAATCCCTCTCTCGGCATCACAGTTGGCATGGATAAGGTTAAGGCGGCGTTTGAATCAGCTCGGCAAAATCCAGCCGAAGAGAACAGCTTCCGGCAGCTTCGGCTCAATCAATGGGTCAAACAGGCGGTGCGCTGGATGCCGATGGATAAATGGGATAAATGCGCGTTTGCTGTTGATGCAGAAGCTCTCGAAGGTCGCGTCTGTTACGGCGGACTCGACCTTTCCAGCAGCACCGACATCACGGCTTTAGTGCTGGTGTTTCCTCCTGCCGACGAGGAAGATAAGTACTGCGTTCTGCCGTACTTCTGGATACCAGAGGATAACATCGACCTGCGTGTTCGGCGCGACCATGTAAATTATGATGTTTGGAAAAAGCAGGGCTTTCTGCAAACTACCGAGGGCAATGTGGTGCATTACGGCTATATCGAGCAGTTCATTGAATCCCTCGGTGAGAAATACAACATCCGTGAGATTGCTTTCGACCGCTGGGGCGCTGTGCAAATGACGCAGAATCTTGAAACGCTCGGCTTCTCGGTCGTGCCGTTCGGTCAGGGCTTTAAGGATATGTCTCCACCGACCAAGGAACTCATGAAGCTAACACTGGAGGAGAAAATCGCTCACGGCGGACACCCCGTCCTACGCTGGATGATGGACAACATATATATCCGCACCGACCCTGCAGGAAATATCAAAGCGGACAAGGAGAAATCCACCGAAAAGATAGACGGCGCGGTCGCTACCATCATGGCGCTCGACCGAGCGATTCGGTGCGGCAACGACACAGGCGAGAGCGTTTATGACAAACGCGGCTTGCTCATTTGGTAAGGAGGCAAACGCCTATGGGCATACTACAAGGCATTTTCAAGCCCCGCGACAAGCCTAAAAATCTCGGAGGCAACAGCTTTTTGTGGGGCGGTACGACTTCTGGCAAGGTGGTAAACGAAAAGACCGCCATGCAAATGACAGCGGTTTACTCCTGTGTTCGCATCCTCTCGGAAGCGATCGCGGGTTTGCCGCTGTTTTTATATAAATACGGCGAGGACGGCAGCAAGGAAAAGTGCCTCGACCACCCGTTATGGCGGGTCCTACATGATGAGCCCAATCCTGAAATGACCTCGTTTGTCTTTCGGGAAACCATGATGAACCACCTGCTTCTCACGGGTAATGCCTACGCACAGATCATCCGCAACGCTCGTGGCGAGGTGGTTGCGCTCTATCCGCTGATGCCGGACAGAGTCACGGTGGACAGAGATTCTCAGGGACGGCTATATTACCGCTACCGCAGAAACAGCGACGACGCGCCAGAGATCGGCAAAAACAAAGAGGCGGATATTATCTTCTCTCCGTCGGACATTCTCCATGTACTGGGGCTTGGCTATGACGGACTGGTCGGCTACTCGCCGATTGCGATGGCAAAGAATGCAGTCGGTTTGGCGATGGCTGCCGAGGAATATGGTGCCAAGTTTTTTGCCAACGGCGCTGCTCCCTCCGGCGTTCTGGAGCATCCGGGCACCATCAAGGACCCGGAACGCATCCGTGAAAGCTGGCAGTCCACCTTCGGCGGCAGCAGCAACAGCAACAAAATCGCTGTGTTGGAGGAAGGGCTCAAGTACACGCCCATCGCCATATCGCCGGAGCAGGCGCAGTTCCTCGAAACCCGCAAATTCCAAATCAATGAAATCGCTCGAATTTTCAGAGTGCCGCCACATATGCTGGCCGATCTCGAAAAGTCGAGCTTTTCTAATATTGAGCAGCAGTCGCTGGAGTTTGTGAAATACACCCTCGACCCGTGGGTGATCCGCTGGGAACAGGCAATGAACAAGGCGCTCCTACTCGACAGCGAAAAACGCACGGTGTTTACCAAATTCAATGTGGATGGACTGCTTCGCGGCGACTACGCATCGCGTATGACAGGCTACGCGACCGCTCGACAAAACGGCTGGATGTCGGCAAATGACATACGAGAGCTTGAAAATCTCGACCGAATCCCTGCCGACCTCGGCGGCGACCTTTATCTCATCAACGGCGCGATGACAAAACTCGCGGATGCAGGCGTGTTTGCAAATACAACTTCAGAAACGGAGGAAACCTCAGATGGACAAAACAAAGCGAAGTCCCGTAAAGGCGCGTGATAAAACGCATTTCTGGAACTGGGACAACGACGAGGAAACGGGCGTCCGCACCCTGTTCCTTGATGGCACGATTGCGGACGAAAGCTGGTGGGATGATGAAATCACACCGAAAATGTTCAAGAACGAACTTGTTTCCGGTGACGGTGACATTGTCGTTTGGATCAACTCCCCCGGTGGTGATTGCGTGGCTGCAAGCCAGATCTATGCCATGCTCATGGATTATCCGCACGACGTCACCGTCAAGATTGACGGCATTGCGGCTTCGGCAGCCTCCGTCATCGCAATGGCGGGTACACAGGTGCTCATGGCACCGACCAGCCTCATGATGATTCACAATCCGCTGACTGTCGCAATCGGCGATACTGAGGAGATGCAAAAGGCCATCGCGATGCTGGACGAGGTCAAGGAAAGCATCATCAACGCCTACGAAATCAAGACCGGTCAGTCGCGGGCAAAAATCTCGCATCTCATGGACGGCGAAACCTATATGAACGCCAATAAAGCCGTGGAGCTCGGCTTTGCGGACGGCATCTTGGAGGACGCGAAGCGCGACCACTCCGACGATGTCGTTTTTGCTTTCAGCCGCAGGGCCGTCACAAACTCACTCATGAACAAGCTCACGCACAAAGCCGCTCCCAATGCGGAGCAAAAGAAGCCGGATGCGCCTGCTGGCGTTTCCATCACCGAGGCTATGCAAAAGCTGCAAGCCCGTAAATACATTTGACGGAGGTATTTCTATTATGAAAAAGGTACTTGAAATGCGCGAAAAACGCGCAAAGGCATGGGACGCGGCAAAGGCGTTCCTCGACACCCGCGCCAAGGACGGCGTGCTGTCCGCAGAGGACAACGCGACTTATGACAAAATGCTCGCCGATGTGGATGCGATGGCGCATCAGATTGCTATTGAGGAGGATCGCGTGGCGCGTGATGCTGCTATGGCACAACCCACCAGTTCGCCTATCACCGAAAAGCCTGCCCTTCAGAACGGCAAGCCTCTCGTTCCCAGAGCGACCACCGAATACCGCGAGGATTTCTATAATCTCATTCGCGGTAAGCGCCCTGTCCACAATGTCATGGAGGAAGGCACCAACGCCAACGGCGGCTATCTCGTGCCTCTGGAGTTTGACAACACGCTCGTTCAGGCGCTTGCCCGCGAAAATGTCATCCGCTCTCTGGCAAAGGTAATCACCACTGCCGCGCCGCACAGAATCAATGTGGCGCTGACCGATGTATCCGCCGACTGGGTGGCGGAGTCCGGCGTGTTTACGCCCTCCACTCCCACCTTCAATCAGCTTTCGCTGGATGCGTTCACGCTTCGTGCGGCAGCGCTTGTTTCCGAGGAACTGCTTGAGGATTCCATGTTCGACCTTCAGGCGTATCTCATTGACAACTTTGCCCGCGCTTTTGCGGCAAAGGAGGAACAGGCTTTCTGTGTTGGTACAGGCTCTGGCCAGCCTACCGGCATCTTTACCGCATCCGGCGGTGACCTCGGTGTGACCACCGCTACGGCCAGTGACATCAAGGCGGACGAGCTGATCGACCTCACCTATTCTCTAAAGGACGGCTACAAGAAGAATGCCGCGTTCGTGTTGGGCAGTGGCACGCTTGCCAGCGTCCGCAAGCTGAAGGACGGCAACGGCGCATATATGTGGCAGCCCTCTCTGCAGGCAGGTCAGCCCGACCGTCTGCTCGGTTTCCCCGTGTATGTTTCCCAGTATGCTCCCACAATTGCAGCGGGTGCTTACACAGTCGCTTTCGGTGATTTCCAAAACTACTGGATTGCCGACCGTACAGGCAGAACCGTTCGCCGTGCCGACGAGCTCCACATCGCTAACCTGCAGACTGGCTTCTACGCTTTCCAGCGTGTTGACGCGAAAACCGTGCTGCCGGAGGGCATCAAGCTGCTCAAGCAGCACGCGTAACGGAGGTGTAACATGAGTTATAACGCGAAGAACTATACCGAACAGGGCGGAGAGAAAACCGTTATCGGCGGGACGCTGGAAATCAAGGAGGGAGCCTCGGTAACGGGGCTTCCTTCCGATTTTACGCCCGCTGCGGTTCAGGCGGACAGCACGGCCACGGATGCGATTGGCCTTGTAACAGATTTTAACGCCCTGCTTGCCAAGCTGAAAGCCGCCGGTCTGATGGCATCCGAATGATGAAAGGAGGGCGGTGGTATGACTACACTGCTGGAAAAAGTCAAAGCGAATCTCATTCTGGAACACAATGCGGATGATGAACTTCTGGGACTATACATCACCGCCGCCACCAGCTATGCCGAAAGCTATCAACACATCACGGCGGGCTTCTACGCAACAAACCCCATGCCGCCAACCACCGAACAGGCCGTTATCATGCTGTCGTCCCACTTCTACGAATCGCGGGACGGCAGCACGGGTGGCTTCTTTTCGGATAACGTACAAGCGGGACAGCAGGTGTGGAACACGGTCAATCTCCTGCTGCGGCTCGACCGGGATTGGAAGGTGTGAGTATGAGCTTTGGAAAAATGAACACCATTATTGATCTCATAGAGAAACGGACGGTGCGGGACAGCGAGGGCTTTTCGACAGAAACCGACATCGTTCTTGCTTCTGTCAGAGCGTACAGAGAAGGTCGGCACGGCAACGAGAAATGGGCGAACCGCGCTCAGTTCTCCGAAGCCACCGACCTGTTCCAGTTTCGCTGTATTCCCAGTGTCGCCGTTACAACCGCCATGGTGATAGTCAACGGCGACGGTCGTTTCGAGATCACCTCCGTGGAAGATGTCAAAGGTCGCGGGATGTATATACAAGTGCTGGCAAAAGAGGTGAAGCCCAGTGGCTAAAGCAACATATAAACTGCCTGAGGATTTTCTGCTGAAGGTCTCCAAGCTGGCGGATAAAACAGATGAAATCCTGCCCCGCGTGTTACAAGCGGGCGGCGAGGTGGTGGAAGCGAAGGTCAAGTCCAATCTGCAGTCCGTCATTGGCAGCGGCACAAAAGAAGAAAGTCGTTCCACCGGTGAGCTCGTCGGCGCACTGGGCGTTTCGTCAGCTCGGCAGGATAAGAACGGCGATTTCAATGTGAAGGTCGGCTTCTCCGAGCCGCGCTCTGACGGGAAAAGCAACGCCATGATCGCGGGCGTTCTCGAATACGGTAAGCACGGTCAACCGGCAAAGCCGTTCTTGAAACCTGCGAAATCAGCCAGCAAAAATGCCTGCATCGAAGCGATGAAAGCAAAGTTGGAGAGCGAGGTGAACGGCGTATGAGTTCCTATCGCTGGATTCCGTGGACACAGCCCCTTCTCTCTGCCGACAACGGCTACGGCTTAGTTTCCGCAAGCTCCGTCAATCCCACCTCCGGCGGCGCTCCTGCGTGGAAAGCGTCGGACGGCATCAAAGAAGGCTCGTCAACCTCATGGGAGGCGGCAAAGGACGCATATCCGGCTTGGTGGCTGTGGGAACTGCCCGTTACACTCAAAATCACAAGGCTGGTGCTATATAACAAATACTCCGGCTACGACTATGTGACAAAGAATGTGTCGGTCTACTCGGATAAGAGCAGAACCCAGCTTATCGCCAGCGGCACGTTTGAGGCGGCGTCCTTTTCAACGCTCACCTTCGATTTTACTCAAGCGGTTATCACAAATGCACTTTGCGTGGTCTGCGAAAACAGCTATAAGGAAAGCAACACCTATGTAGGACTTGGCGAGGTGGAGATTACCGCAGAACAAGGCATCGAACAGTTCGAGGTACGTTATTGCGATTGGGACGGAACGCTGCTGAAGGATGAAATGGTCGACAGCGGTGGTTCTGTTGTTCCTCCCGCTGACCCAGTTCGTCAAGGCTACACCTTTACTGGCTGGAGCGCATCGACGGAGCGGGTGCTGGAGGATATGACCGTCACGGCACAGTATACCAAGGACCCGTCCGACGAGGACTTTCTACTCACGCTTTTGACGGAACTTATCGGCGAACTGCATATCCCGTTGGAAACCGGCGTGTTCAAGGACTCCGCACCTGACCGCTACTGTGTATTTACACCCATGGCGGATACCTTCGAGCTGTTTGCGGACAACCGCCCGCATCATGAAACGCAGGAGGTGCGAGTGTCCCTATATGACAAGGGCAACTATCTGCGCACGAAAAACACGCTTGCCCGCGCCCTTTTGGATGCGGATATCACGATAACCGACCGCCGCTATCTTGGTCATGAGGACGATACCGGCTATCACCATTACGCCATTGACGTGGCGAAAGACTATGAATTGGAGGATTGATTTCTATGGCAACAATCGGTCTTGACAGACTTTATTACTCGAAAATTACAGAGGGCGCAAACGGCGATGAAACCTATGCCGCTCCCGTTTCTCTCGCCAAAGCGATGCAGGCAGACCTTTCCATTGAGCTTGCCGAGGCGACGCTTTATGCCGACGACGGACCCGCAGAGGTCGTGAAGGAGTTTAAGTCCGGCACGCTCTCGCTCGGTATCGACGACATCGGCAAAACCACCGCCGAAGATTTGACCGGCGCTCAGATCGACGACAACGGCGTCGTGATTGCGGCATCCGAGGACGGCGGCGATCCTGTGGCTATCGGTTTCCGCGCCAAGAAGTCCAACGGAAAATACCGCTACTTCTGGCTGTACCGTGTGAAGTTCGGTATTCCAGCGACAAATCTTGCTACAAAGGGCGATTCTATCACCTTCTCCACGCCTACCATCGAAGGCACGGTGCTGCGCCGCAACAAGCTCGACCAAAATGGCAAGCACCCGTGGAAAGCAGAGGCTACTGAGGGTGATGCGGATGTTCCGGCATCTGTTATCACCGGCTGGTACACGCAGGTGTATGAGCCGACTTTCACAGGAGGTAACGCATAATGGCTGACGAAAGAAGCACGCTTATCACCATCGGCGGCAACGAGTATGAAATGCTCCTCACCACCAAGGCGACAAAAGAAATTGCCAAACGCTACGGCGGGCTGTCCAATCTCGGCGATAAGCTGATGAAATCCGAAAACTTCGAGCTGGCGCTGGATGAAATCGTGTGGCTTATCACGCTGCTGGCGAATCAGTCCGTGCTCGTATATAACCTGCAAAATCCGAAGGCGAAGAAGGAACTGCTCGCCGAGGAATCGGTCGAGCTTCTGACTTCGCCTTTTGAATTGGCTGAATACAAAAACGCCATCATGGACGCCATGTATAAGGGCACCAAGCGCGAGGTGGAAAGTGAGCCGGACTCAAAAAACGCACAGGTCGGGTAAGCGATGAAGAGTTGTTTGCCCGACTGATTTTTTACGGTGTTTCGCTCCTCGGTCGGGCGGAGCCGGAGGTGTTGCTCATGCCTATCGGTCATCTGCTCGACCAGTGGGAATGTTACAAGCAATACCATGGGCTGGCGAAGCCAAAACGCGAGTATTACATTGATGAAATCATCCCCGGCGGGATTTAAGGAGGTGGTGAGCTATGGCAGATAATTTCGGTCTGAAAATCGGCGTCGAGGGCGAGAAAGAGTTCAAAAAGGCGCTCTCGGACATCAATCAACAGTTCAAGGTTCTCGGCTCTGAGATGAAACTCGCCACCTCTCAGTTTGAGTCCAATGAACGCAGTGTTGAGTCGCTCACCTCTAAAAACGAGGTTCTGACAAAGCAAATCGACGCGCAGAAGGAAAAAATAGAAACCCTGCGAAAGGCGCTGGAAAATGCCTCCGACTCCTTCGGCGAGAACGACCGCCGCACTCAGCAATGGGTCGTTGCGCTCAATAATGCCGAAGCAGAGCTCAACGGCATGGAGCGTGAGCTTAAGGACAACGAAAAAGCCATCGACGGCATGGGTGACGAAGCCGCAGAAACCGCGAAGCAGACGGATAAGCTGGGCGACGAGCTCGACCAGACCGGCGACCAAGCCGAGAATTCCGGCGGCAAGTTTCAAAAGCTCGGTTCTGTCCTGAAGGGCGTCGGCGCAGCGATGGGCGTTGCGCTTGCCGCTATCGGCACGGCTGCGGTCGCGGCTGGCAAGGCGCTTGTGGATATGACGGTGGAAGCCGCCGCCTACGCCGATGAAATGCTTACACAGTCCACGGTCACCGGCATGAGTGTGGAGAGCCTCCAAGCCTACAGCTACGCCGCTGACCTTGTGGACGTTTCTCTGGACACTCTCACCGGCTCTATGGCAAAGAACGTCAAGTCGATGGCGAGTGCTGCCGACGGCTCCGCGAAATACGCAGACGCCTACGCGCAGATCGGTGTTTCGGTTACTGATGCCAATGGCAATCTCCGCGACAGTGAGGAGGTCTATTGGGAGGTCATTGATGCGCTTGGCGGAATATCAAATGAAACCGAGCGTGACGCTCTCGCCATGCAGCTATTCGGCAAATCAGCACAGGACTTGAATCCGCTTATCGCGCAAGGCTCAGAAGGCATCGCCGCGCTGACTGATGAAGCAAAGCGCATGGGCGCGGTGCTCTCGGAAGAAACCATCGCGAAACTGGGCGCTTTCGACGATTCCGTCCAGCGGCTCAAACAGGGCTCCGAGGCGGCAAAGCGCGTCATGGGTACAGTCCTGCTACCGCAACTCCAAGACCTCGCGGACGACGGCACAAAGCTGCTCGGTGAATTCACCTCCGGGCTGGTCGAAGCCGGAGACGACTTCGATAAAATCAGCGAGGTCATCGGCAACACGGTCGGCGGGCTGGCGGACATGATAATGGAACACCTGCCGAAAATTATACAGGTCGGCATGGACATTGTCATGGCGATAGGCAAAGCTATCGTGGAAAATCTCCCAACGCTGGTGGAGTGCGCTTCTTCCATTATTATGACGCTGGTACAGGGACTCGTTGAGGCACTCCCGGCTATCACGGACAGCGCCGTTCAGCTTGTTATGACACTCGTTCAGGGAATTATCGACAATCTGCCTGCCATCGTGGAAGCGGCAATCAATATGATCGTCACTCTCGCTATGGGTATCGCGGACGCACTTCCGGAGCTGATACCTTCCATCGTGGAGGCTATTATCCTCATCTGTCAGGTGCTGCTGGATAACATGGATAAAATCCTCGAAGCTGCCTTTGCCATCATCAAAGGTTTGGCAGAGGGACTTTTGAATGCGCTGCCGGAGCTGGTAGCGGCTCTGCCCGAAATCATCACCACCATTATCAATTTTATCACAGACAACCTGCCCGCCATTATCGAAATGGGTATCGAGCTGATCGTTCAGCTTGCGGTCGGGCTAATTCAAGCGATTCCGCAGCTTGTGGCTGCTCTGCCGCAAATCATCGCGGCAATCGTCGAAGGTCTCGGCTCCGCAGTAGGTGCGGTCTTTGAAATCGGCAAGAACATTGTTTCGGGACTCTGGCAAGGCATACAGTCGCTTGCTTCGTGGCTGTGGGACAAGGTATCCGGCTGGATTTCGTCTATCTGGGACGGCATCTGTGACTTCTTCGGCATCCACTCCCCATCAAAGGAAATGGGCTGGATCGGCAAGATGATGGTCGAGGGTCTCGCCAGGTCTATCGACAGCAACGGCAAAGATGCGGTAAGCGCCGTAACCGACATGGCGAAGGACATCGACGGCGCGATGAAAGACCTCGCGGGAGATATGGAAACCGCACTGCCTACCGATTTCAAGCTGAATGTGGACACAGACATCGGCAAGGTTGCAAACGACAGCGTCGTCGATGTAAAGAAAACCGTGGAGCACACCGGCGTTATCCGTGTGGAGGGTATCAATTCCGAGGGCGAGATGGCGTCGGTCGTTGACATTATTATCAATCAGCTCAGACAGGAGGTGCGTGTATGAGTTATTTGAAAAACGCTGACACGAATACGCTCATCACGCGCTTCGTGTCACTTGAGGAAAAGCAGGAGGTTATCCGCACGGCTCAGACGCTTCTTTCGGGTGGCGTGTATATTCAGCGCATCGGTGAGCCGACTGTTTCCTATGCCGTTACCGCCTATGTGAATCGCACAGGAAAAGCGCAGCTTTTGACAGCGGAGGACACCGCCGCGCTGCTGTCTGTTTCCGTCAAGCACGGCGTTTACTATGGGCGCGTTACCGATTTGTCCTTTTCCGAGCGTATGGCTGGAGACTGGCTCAAGGCGACGCTGACGCTGGCAAAGGAGGTCGAAGCCGAATGAGGACGATTCCCTATGAGCTGCGTCAGAAACTGCTCAAGGATATTCAGACAAAAAGCACCGATGCCGAACCGCAGCTCCGGGTGGTTGCGACGCAGTCCACCACCAACACGCTGCTTTCAGAAATCATCCACAAGGATATTCCCGCGTCCTATGGCGACGTGGCAATCCGTCAGCTTGCGGGAGAAAAAGAGCCGTCGCTTGCCTATGCCGTTTGCCTCGATAACGGCACGGCTACCGTATATGAGCGGCAGTTTCCGTCCTATCTGGATAAGCCCTGGAACTTCATCTGGACACTTGGCGGGGCGTCAGAGGTCGCGATTGAGTTCAACGGCACATGGCAAATCAATGCTACAAAGCAGTGGTATTACCTGCAAACCGAACTGACGCCGTATCTCTTTTTCGTGCAAGGCGGAACGCTGTATGTACAGAAATGGCAGGATGCTTCCACAAGGGTGCCGCTTGCCACAGGCGTTTCGGAGATATCCGCCTGCCGTGGCTGGCAGTCCTCAGATGAACCGCTGCTCGACCAAGGGCTGATTGTCGGTTATCTCAAGGGTGGTAATGTGTACTACCGCGCTCTGTGCCTACAGGAAAGCGGCGAGCTCCTATGGGAAACGGAACGGCAGGTTTCGGAGCTTGGCAGCGGCAACACCTCGCTTTGTGTGTTCCGCACAAATGATTTTCGTGTCGGCTTTATCTGCGAGAACGGCGGTACCTTCAAATATGTGCTGTCCTCGCGTACCTATGCCGGACAGAGTGTCAGAAGCGAGAGCGTATACAGTCAGGTCGTTCAGGATTGCCGTTTGTCAGTGAAGCCGATAGAATATCGCAGCGCCTTTGACGATAAGAGCGCCTATGCGACCGGGTTTCCACCACTTGCCGATTGTTATATCGGCAACTGCATGATATTTCCGTCGTTTTCCGTTGTCTCGACGCAGAGACAGAATGGAAATCAGTTTTATATCACCGTCAATTGCCTACTGTTAAAGCGCCGCGAACTGGAAAGCTATTTCACTGTCACGCCGGATGTTGTTGAAACGACCCGCCCGCAGGTTTCTGCGGTTACTGTCAGCGGGAGCACGATTTGCATTACGACGGATGTGCCGATTTCCTCGCGGCAAAAGGTTGTGTTTGCGCTTGGCAGCTATAGCCGCCTGTGCTTTCTTTCGCCGCAGGCAAGCCCACTGGAGGTGCCGAACTTCACCGCTGTGTTCGAGCCGGACTATGTGACGGATGATCAGCCTGAAATGACGGTCAGCTATCTGGTGACGCAACTTGTGAACACCGCCATCGACTACCCGGAAACCACACAGGAAGAAAAGCTGTCACTCACCATCACCTATACCTGTTCGCTCTCAGCAACGCAGGTCGGTGATGTACCCGTATAGGGAGGGAAAATTTCATGGAAAGAATCATTAACCCAAAGGTGCATAACCGCTTTGATATCGAGGTGACAGACGCTGTTACGGGTGAAGTGAAGCAGCAGGTCACTTCGTACAACATCGTCCTCGACCAGTTTTTTACGCGGCTTATCGGAAGAACGTCCAAGCTCGGCTATATTCATCTGGGAACAGGCACAGGCACTCCTGCTGTCACAGATACCTCGATGTTTACCTTTCTTGGCGCGAGAGGCGCTTCTGTGGTGGATACCGTCAAAGACTATCCCACAAGCTACATCCGCAAGAAAATCGTGCTGTCCCCGGCGGATTTTGTCGGAGCGAATATCACGGAGGTCGGCTTCGGCTACAGCAGCTCCAACGGCAGTCTGGTCACGCACTCCATGCTCAAGGACAGTGAGGGCAATCAGATTGCCATCGAGAAAACGGACACCGATGTGCTGACGGTATACGCTACCTTTTATGTCACAATTGGAGCGGCTGTGGAGGGTGTATATGTGCTGCCGACCGCTGACAACAACGCCGTTATTACCGCCATTCTGCAGGACAGCTACTCCACCTTGAATGAGGTCCTCGGAATGTCCAATCAGATACTGACTGCGGACGAACTGAGCGGTACGGCGCTGAGCACTAAGACAAACATCACACCCAGCGGCGATTACACCAACCGACGCTGGCAGTTTGCCACGCAGCGGTGGAATTACGACACCGCCAACAGCCACATGATCAGCGCCATCGGCTGTCCGACTATCGCAGCATGGCTACTCCCGAATACGGACATTTTCCCACACATCCAGCTATCCAATGTTGCGGTCGGTCTGGGAGACGGCGAAAAGACCGTGTTCAACTGCCCGCTGCCGCTGGTGGTCGAGAATTCCGAGGCAATCCGTGTTGACGGCGTTTTGCAGACGCGCGGCGAGGACTACACCTTCGTTCACGACAACAACGCCGCTGAATACCCGGAACTGTTCATCAGCGCTGATCCCAAAAACTGCGAGGTGTCAGGCGGCTACACACACACGAGCTATTACTACTATCCGTTTCTCGTCTGGGGAGAGTATTACAAGGGCAAAAACTGCATCAGTTCGTCCTCGCCAATCGTTTTTGATTACGGCCATGCTATCACGGTAAATCGAATCGTAATACCGACTGGCTCGTTCTATTTCGGTGGTTGGGGCAGTCCATCTACCAACGCTGTTATTTCCTATTCGCAGGACAATGAAACATGGACGGATATTCTGACGGCAGAAACCGCTCTGTACAGCAGCGTTCATGCTGATGTGACGCTTGATACGCCGGTCACCGCGCGATATTGGCGACTGTCTGTCAGTTCCGCCACACAGCTTGGCGGTGGCTCCTGCCCAAACATCCGACTTGGCTATGTCACACCGGGTATTGTTTTCACCAATCCACCCGCCGCAGGTGCCGCTATCGAGATGGACTGCAAACTCGACCGCCCCATCAAGAACGAAAACTGGGTACTGGATTTTAGCTTTGCCGTACAGTTCGAGAGGAGTTGATTTCATGCTCCTCTCATTTTCTTATGCCGCTACTCTTGGCAGCGGACACAAGCCGCAGGTGGTGCATATGCCGGACAACGGTTTTCGCATCATCTATGTTAACGACAACGGTTTGGTCAACGCGCTTGTGACCTTCCCTTCGCTCGGTCTGTACGGAAATCTATCGTGGAAAAGCAAGGGCAGAATGTCGCCGGATGAAAGCATCTCCTATCCGTCGCTCAAAAAAGTGGCGCATTACGGCGCATACGGCTTTTGGAGTGCGGCGAGTGTGGACGGCATCACCATCGACCACAAATTTGTGATGTTTATGCTGCCGACGGATATTTCCGAAACACTCCTTGACGGCAGCATCAGCTACTCCAAGGACAGCGCCGTTTCCAGCGCGTCCTTCAATTTTGCTAATATCAACGGCTATCTGCTGCGGCGGTATCGCTCTCTGGTATCGCCTAACGCAAAAATCGAACTGTACCTCGCGCTCGGCTCGTCTGATGAAATCTCGCTGGGCAAGTGGTATATCGACCGCGTTTCCACCGCCATTCCCGGCAACAACATTTCAGTCACAACGCGCAACGCCATCGGCAAGCTACTCAAGGAACAGACCTTTGACGAGCAGACCGCCTTTGCAGAAGCCACGCTAACCGACAATCTGAAAGCGATTCTCGCCTATAGCGGCGTGGAGGACTATTTCGTTGGTGATACCGGACGAAGCTGGGGACTTTCCTTTGAGCCAAGCAACACGCTGCTGGAAGGCATTGAGGACATTATCCGGCTGTTCGGCGGCTGGAAAATCGGCGAAACCTCCGACGGTGTTATCGGTATCGGCAGCGTTAGCGACGCCCGCTTTGAACAGCCGTCCACCTATCATTTTGAACGTGACAAAAACTGCTGGAGCTACTCGACCGAATACTGCGACGAAGAAACCTATTCTCGTGTCTGTGTTTCCTGCAAAGAGCCGGAAAACACGCTTTATGTTGATTTGCCGCCGCACAAGCTCTGGCCGATGGCGACGCATCGAACGCTGTATGTGACGGTGCCGGACGGTACGAGCTACACGGAACTACAGTCTTACGCGAACAATCTCGCGGACAGTATTGCCATTACCGGCAGAACAGAAACCTTTGCAGGACGCTTTACGCCGCAGATGATTATCGGCGACGCCATTGAAATGACCGCCGACGGCGAAACGGAAAATATCGGCGTAGTTACCTCCGTGCGGCACACGCTGGGACGGAAAGGCTTCTTCACCGAATTTACCGTGGACAGCGGCGGTCGGCGCGGAAAGCCCACGCTGAAGGACTATGTTTCGCAGATATCCGGCAATAAGACGTCGAAATCTGTTATTACAAACGAATGAGGAGGATTATCATCATGAAAGAAATCTGGAACTGGATTCAAATTGTATTTGCCGCCATTGGAGGCGGCATCGGCTGGTTTCTCGGAGGAGCGGACGGCTTCCTTTACGCGCTCATCGCCTTTGTGGTCATCGACTACATCACAGGCGTCATGTGCGCGATTGTAGACAAAAAGCTCTCCAGCGAAGTCGGTTTCAAGGGTATCTGTAAAAAGGTGCTCGTTTTTATTTTGGTAGGCGTAGGCAACATTATCGACGTTCAGGTGCTGGGACAGGCTGGAGTGCTTCGCACGGCGGTTATTTTCTTCTACCTGTCCAACGAGGGCGTGTCGCTGCTTGAAAACGCCGGACATCTCGGCTTGCCCATCCCGGCAAAGCTGAAAGCGGTGCTGGAACAGCTCCACGACCGCAGCGAAAAGGAGGACAAGTAAATGAATCTGCATAAATTTTTACTCACGAACAACGACTGCTACAAGTCTGGCAAAACCATGACGCCGAAGGGCATTATGGTACATTCGACCGGTGCAAACAATCCGAATCTGAAACGCTATGTTGGACCCAACGACGGACTGCTCGGCGTCAATCAGTACGGAAACCACTGGAATCAGCACATGGACAGGCAGGTGTGCGTCCATGCCTTTATCGGCAAGCTGAAGGACGGTAGCATTGCCATCTACCAGACGCTCCCGTGGAACATGGTCGGCTGGCACAGCGGCTCCGGCTCAAAAGGTAACGCCAACTATCTCGGCTATATTGGCTTTGAAATTTGCGAGGACGGTTTGACCGATGCCGCGTATTTCAATAAGGTCTACACCGAAGCCGTGGAGCTTTGCGTTTACCTCTGTAAGCAGTACAACCTTACAGAGAAGAACATCATCTGCCACAGTGAGGGCCACACGCTCGGCATCGCGTCCAATCACGGCGACGTCATGCACTGGTTTCCGAAGCACGGCAAGAACATGGATACCTTCCGTGCGGCGGTCAAGGCTGGACTGGCGGCAGATGCTCCCGTAACGCCTGCCACGCCGAAGAAGTATTACCGTGTCCAGCTCGGTGCATTTTCCGTTAAGGCGAACGCTGACGCCATGCTGGGAAAGGTCAAAGCGGCTGGCTTCACCGACGCCTTTGTGAAGTACAGCGAGTAAAGAGTACGCCGTAGCAGCGCGAACGTCCATAAACCAGCGGTCAAGTTGTTGACTTACAGTTAATGCCCATCGGAGAATTTTCTCTGGTGGGCATTATTTTTTTGCTTATTTTTTGTACGGCGGGCTCCTTTTTTTCCAGTGGGTAGTGAGGACAAGGGTTCTCGGACTGGAGGAAATCTCATGACAAATGAGCAAAGAGAACACATCACTACCATGCGACTGGGCGGCATCGGCTATACAGCCATTGCTAAAGCGGTCGGGCTGTCAAAGGACAGCGTGAAGGCCTATTGCCGCACTCATGGCCTTGCCGGGATAAAAGCACAAAGCAATACTCGAATCTCACCGACGCAAAGATTTTGCTTGAATTGTGGAAAGTCGCTGGTACAGCTACCGCATCGGAAAGCTGCGAAGTTCTGCTGTGGCGAATGCCGTCAGGTATGGTGGAATGCGCACCCAGAGCAGGTCAATAAAAAGGCACTCTACTCCTTCACCTGCGTTTGCTGTGGTAAGCCCTTTACAGCATACGGCAATTCGTCACGAAAATATTGTTCTCATGATTGTTATATTGCAGATCGTTTCAAAGGCGGTGAGCAGCATGACTGAAGGCCAGTTCACCGCCGAAAAGCAATATCAAACTTCGCTGCTTCTGGCAAAAGAGCTTCTTGAAAAAGGGCTTTTGACGCGGGAGGAATACACCGTAATTAATACAATTCTGCTTCAAAAATACGGACCACCGTTGGGCACATTATTCTCCGAAATTGCCTTGCTATAATCCGCTTTTAGAGTGATATATAGTAGTGGAAAGGAGTGATTTTTCTTGAAAAATGTAACAAAAATCGAGCCGACCGTACCGCAAATGCCGGAGCGCAAAAAGGTCGCCGCCTACGCAAGAGTATCAATGGAGTCCGAGCGGCTGCAGCATTCCTTGTCGGCGCAGGTCAGCTATTACAGCGAGTTTATTCAAAAGCACACCGATTGGCAGTATGTCGGTGTTTATGCGGATAATGGCATCAGCGGTACCGGAACAGCCAAACGCGATGAGTTCCAGCATATGCTCGACGATTGCGAAGCGGGTAAAATCGATATCATTCTCACAAAGTCCATTTCCCGTTTTGCAAGAAATACGGTTGACCTTTTGAAAACTGTCCGGCACCTGAAGGAGCTCTGCATTTCCGTCCGCTTTGAGAAGGAAAACATCGACTCGCTTTCGGAGGACGGGGAATTGATGCTCACATTGCTTGGCTCCTTCGCACAGGAGGAGAGCCGCAGTATTTCGGATAATGTCAAATGGGGTACGGTCAAGCGCTTTCAGCAAGGCATACCGAATGGGCATTTTCCTATCTACGGCTATCGGTGGCAGGGCGAAACGCTGGTCATTGAGCCAGAGGAAGCGAAAATTGTGCGGTTGATTTACGACAACTTCCTGAAGGGTCTATCGGCCGAGACCACAGAAAAACAGCTTGAAGCGATGGGCGTAAAATCCTATAAGGGGATGCATTTTGGCAACACGTCAATCCGGCAGATTCTCCGGAACATCACCTATACCGGAAACCTGCTGTTCCAGAAAGAGTATACCGTTGACCCTATCAGTAAG